ACGCTCTCGGCGATGGCGCTATCGAGGTTGGGCTGCAGTCGCTCGTTGGCAATGCCTGCAGCGATGGCATCGAAGTCGAAGCGCGCGGCATAGCTGGGCGCGCGCACGAACATCGCGATGGGCGTGATGTTGTTGCCGATGAACTCGCGGCGGTAGATCCCTGGCTTGGCCCCCTTGGTCCCGGGCTTGATGACGAAGTAGCGCCCGCCGGCCTTGCGCTGCGCATTGATCACCTTGCGCTCGTTGCCCTTGGTCGGCAGTGGCATGTTGCGGGTGTGCCCGGCCGTGAGCGTGATGCGCAGCTGGCTCAGGATCTGGATGATCTGCCCGGTCGACATGTTGCCGTAGGCGTCGAGCTGCGCATCCGCCCCCGGCACGATGAACATGCCGGCCGGCAGGTGGCCGGCCATCTGCAGGGCCCGCTCGAAGCGTTTTGCCCGGCGCGGGCCTCCATGCACCTCGGGCAGCAGGTACTTCGTCGCCGCGATGCCCTGCTTGCTGGTCGCGCTGTCATCCTTGAAGTAGGTCTCTGCCTCGAGCCGATCGGCGCGGGCCGGGCGAACGAAGATGCTGTTGAGCGTGTAGGGGGTTGGCCGGTCGAAGATGCTGGGCAGCTTGGCACGCACCCCATCCTTCACTTCGACGGCCGTGCGCGTCAGTGCCGTGGCCACCGCAGCGGCCATGCGCCGGTCGCTGAATCCGCGCAGGCTGGCCTGCACTTCCTTCAGCCCTTCGATCTGCACGTTGATGCGCATGGATCAGCCCCTCGATTCGATGTGCGAGAAGAACAGCGCCACCAGGTATATCGCAGCGCTACCGGGCTGCAGCGTGCGCACGTCGATCGTGCCGCCGAGGTCACGCACCAGCTTCTGGCCGCCCTCCAACAGCGGCTGGACGCCGGCTCCCATCTCCATGGCGAATACGAGGCTCCTGGCGTGGGCTCGCAGGTCTTCGGCGTTCATGTCGATCCCCTGTTGTTGGTCATTCGAGGCCACCACCCGAGTAGCTCTTGCTCATGCGTCGCATGGGCAGCGGCTCAGCGTCAGGCCAGTCGGTGAACTGCTGGTGCTCGCCGACGAAGTGCAGGTGCACCGTGCCGGCGGGCCCGTTGCGTTGCGCCACGATCTCGAGCTGCGCGTGGCGCTGGTTGTCGCCGGTTGGGTTGCGCACGCAGTCGCGGTACAGCATGCCGATCAGGTCGGCCGCCGCCTCGATCGCACCGCTGTCGCGCAGGTCGGCCATCACCGGCGGGCCACTGCGTTCGTCGGCCTTGCGGTTGAGCTGGCTCAGCAGCACGATTCCGACGTTGAACTCCATGGCCATGGCCTTCAACCCGTTGCTGATCGTGTCCAGCTCGGCATTGCGGTTGGCACCGTCGCCGACCATCAGCTGCAGGAAGTCCACGAACACCACGTCGATGCCATGGTGCCTCCGGGCGTGCATCACCTTGCGGCGAACGTCCAGCAGCGTGAGGCCGCCCTGCGAGTCCTGCACCATGTTCAGCTTGCGCAGCTCATCGGCAGCCGAGGCCAGGCGCGACCACATCTCGCTGTCGTCCTCGCGCGGCGCACGCAGCACCTGCAGGTTCATGCCACCGACCGCCGCGGCGTGGCGCATCGTGAGCTGCAGGACCGGCATTTCCTGGCTCAGGTACAGCGTGCCGTGCGTCGTGCTCATGTTGCGCTGCAGGGCCAGCGCCAGCGCGGTCTTGCCCATCTTCGGCCGCGCGCCAATCACCCACATCTCGCCGGCACGGATGCCGCCTGCGGTGGCGTGGTCGAGGTTGTGCAGGCCGGTGCTGATGGCCTTGTCCTCGCCAGCAGCCACGGCCTGGACGTACTCCACCAGCTCGATGGCCGCCTGCCCGATGGCCACGGGGTCGTGGGCCCCGTGCCGTTTCTGCGCGAGGGCCGCGAAGGCGCTCTGCGCTTGGTCCACCTTGTCGGCGGTAGCCAGGTCGTTGCGGTGCGCCAGCTCGATCACCTTGCCGGCCTCGCGCATCATCGCCCGGTCGATGGACCGTTCGCGCACGATGGCGGCGTAGCGGTGCGCGTTGGCCGAGCTCGGAATGCTGTCGACGTAGGCGTTGAGCGTGGCCCGCTCGTGGCCACCGGCGTCGTGCACCGTGATCACGTCGGCAGGCTTGCCAGCAGCCTGCAGGGCCGCGATGGTGCGCCAGATCGCGCCGTTCTCAGCGGCGTAGAAGTCGCCGGGCGAAAGCATGTCGCACACCCGCTCGAAGGCAAGGTTGTCCAGCATCACGGAGCCCAGCACCGCGTGCTCGGCCTCTGCGGACCATGGCGCCTCGCGGCGCTCGGTGAAGTCGTCGGGACGGCTCATGCGGCGGCCTGCTGCGACCGCTGGGCCTGAATGCCCACGGTGGTGAGCGCATAGGTGCCAGCCGGCTCGACGTACCACAGCCGCAGCCAGTTGCCCTCGACGGCGTTGCGGAAGACGCGGCGCCAGTCCTTGTACCGCTTGTTCGGGTGCTGCGTCAGGTATCGGTGCTTGAACGCCGACCAGGCAAGGACGACGAACGCATGCTGCAGCCCCACCCTGTCGGCGTAGGAAAACACCGGGTCATCGGCAGGAATCGCCTTGTCGCCAGCAGCCCGGACGCCGTCGATCCAGGCCTTGAGCCCCACCGGCTTGCCCCCCGAGTTCGGGGGGTTGGGGGGTATTACTTCTTCTCTTCTCTTCTCTGGTAGACGGTCCAGCGACGGTTCTGTAGATGGTGGTGTAGACGGTGATGTAGACGGTCCACCGTCTACATGTGCGTCTCTTGTCTGTCTCCACTTCGCCTGTCGCGCATTCTTCATCGCGCGCTCCTTGGCCGACTCACCGTTGTGCTTCTCGTGCTGCGGAATGTTCACGCCAGCGTCTACCACCTCGAGCCATCCGACCTCGACCAACGCCGCCGAGAAGCCTTTCTTCTCGCACAGCTCGTCCACGTCGTCGGCGCTCGCATTGCGGACATGCCCGCAGATCGCGTGGGCATCGGCCCAGGCCCACAGCGCCCACAGCCGGCCAATGACGGCCAGGCGGTCCAGCTTCGTCATGCGGGCGATCTTGCCCACCGTGGGGTCGGTGCGAAGCCCCACCGTCATCTTGATCCAGTCCCCAGCCATCAGCGTAGCCCCCGTGTTCCCGCGCGCAGCCGCGCCCACTCGCCCGCCCTGGACAGATCCTTGGGGGGCCTGGCCAGGCCGCGGCGCACCACCTCGTCGGTGACGCGGTCGATGGCCACGCAGCAGTCCCAGCGGGCCATCAGTGCTGAGCTGCGCAGCTGATCGACGATGTCTGGCGGGAAGTGGCTGGACACGCGCCTGTCGCGTTCGGGCGCCTTCATGCTGCACCCCGCATCGCAGCCATGGCCCAGGTGCTGGCCGGGTCGGTGTACTCGCCGTAGTTGCGGCCGCTGAACACGGCCGGCACCCGCTCATCGGGGCCGACCTGGTATCTCGGGTCGTGGCCGGACGAGAGCCCCAGGCTGCGCACCGTCTTGACCCCGACGATCTGCTCGCCGGTGCGCAGATGCCAGTGCGGGTCGATCGTGACGCCAGCAGTGGGCAGCGGGCGCTCCATCTCGCTGCCCGGCAGTGGCAGCGGCCTGGCTCCCGGCCTGCGCGCGCGACTGGGCAGGTGCTCGTGCACATCCACCAGGCGCGGCCCCTTCGGCTTGGCGCTGGCGCGGTTGGCCTTGGGGACCACCGTATACATCGTCTCGCCGCGCTGCATCTCGAGCAGCCACGCATCGCGCGCTGCCACCCGCTTGAACCAGCGGATGCGGTCACCCGCGCGCTTGGCCGGGTGCACCCTGCCCTGATTGACGAGGGCCGTCATGTGCATGTTGACGTGCTTCGGCGACAGGCCGAAGGCCGCCTGCAGTTCCTTGTTGCTGATGCCGCCGGGCACGTCGGCCAGCTCCACCACCTGGTCTCTGATCGTGCTCATGCGGTCAGCCCTGCAGCGCCCCGCCTTGAATTGAGTGTGCTCATTCGCGCCCCCGATTGGAGTTATCGCAATGCTTGGCATTGCTATCGTTGAATTCGTCGTGTGTCGGCTCCAGACTGGCGCCATGACCATCGACGTGTCGAATCAGCAGACGAGCGACGTAGTCGCTGTAGCTTCGTTCCTCGCGCTCGGCCAGGCGGCGCAGCTTCAGCTCGATCCTCTCGGGGATCCGGACTGGCGGCGTGGATCCGGTGCGCTTCTCGGTCGTGATAGCCATGCGTCGGTCCTATTTGCCATTGAGCGCGCCAGCGCACGGTGTCGTGCCTTCACCGAGGCGCACGATGGGGTGCCGAGTGATGCCGGCGGCGGATTTCAAACGAAGAAAAAAAGCCCGGCCGGCCGCGATACCGCAACCCAACGCCAGGCCGAATCCACCATGAAGCAGCCTGGAAAAGCTGCGCGCGGCATCTTTCATTGCGCTGGTGGGGGAGACAACGGGCGGGCGCCCCGCCCTGGGTATGCTGGCGGCTCTCACCCCAACCAACAGCCCAAGGAGGGCGCCCATGGAAATCAACTCGCTGCAACGGCAGATCGAGTACCTGAATGGATTGGTCATCGGCCTGCAGGCCGCAGTGCGTGGTCTGATCACTTCACACCCTTCGCCGGAGCACGCCATCGAGCAAGTCGGGCTTTGCATCGAAGACATGCTTGCGAGCGGTCTCGCATCCGAGCACGTGAGCGAGATCCAGCTGCTGGGCGTGAATCGCACGCCGCCGTATTTGTTGCCGACGCAAGCGCAGCTAGATCGAGCGCGACGATCCTGAATACCTCAGCGGGGCTTGCGCCGCGCGATGGCATGGGGTCGACGAGGCATGCATCAGTCATGGCACGCTGCCCTCCTGGCGAATGGAATGGGCGGGCGCCCTACCCTGGGTATGCTGGCGGCTCTCACCCCAACCAACTGCCCAAGGAGGGCGCCCATGAACATCGAACGAACCTCCCGAGTGACCGATCGATTCACCGTCGAGTCCAGCGACGGCCGCCAGTTCACGGTCGTCGAAACATCTCGGTTCTTCCGGCAGCGGTTGCACTCGGGCGGATGGACGCCCGAGCTGCGCGACGGCGGCGCCCTGAACACCACGTCGGGCCTGCCCGTCAACTTCGACGATGTGAGCGGCGAGTACACGGTGCTTACCACCCCTCAGACCGTGTGCCGTCGCCGTTGATCCGGAACGACTCAAAGGGTCGATTGGTAGGATGCAGCTCGAATTCCTGCCGCACGAACTCGGTCACCACAGCGGCTGCGCTGGTGTTGAACATCGGAAATGTCACCACCGCCACGGGGAGGTTCCCGCCGCTCATGCGGATCTCGACCGCGGTCACATGTCGGTCTTCAAGCCCGAGCGCTTTGAGGATGCCTCGATTGAAGTCGATGGGGCTGAAGGTCAGTTCTTCGGTTTTGGTCATGTCACGCTGCCTTTGCCGCGAATGGAATGGGCGAGCGCCCTACCCCGGATATGCTGGCGGCTCTCACCCCAACCAACTGCCCAGGGAGGGCGCCCATGGAAGTCGAACTGATCGACTCATGCCGGCTGCGCATCGGCGACTCCATGCTGAGCACACACGATCTCGACGAGCTGATCGCCGCACTCGCGGTAGCTCGCAATCAAATGGAGCCGCCGATAGCTCTGCACTGGGAACCGAGCCAGGATGTCGACTCTGTCGCCGACGCAGCAGCCAATATCGGCCCCATCGGTGGCGGCCGGGTAATGCTTGCGTTCAGACACCCGGGGTTCGGCTGGTGCTGCTTCGACTTCGGCGAGCGCGGCGCAGCGTTTCTGCGCGATGCACTCGTCCGGCATGCAACGGGGCCAGCAGGACCAGACCTGCACGCCGAGATCCACAACGAGCCGACGCCCAGGCACTGACATCACGCCGCCTTTGCTTCGGTCATTGGAGTCGCGTCCAGACCGATCATCTCGGGCGGCAGATGCTTGCGAGCCAGCGCAGCCAGCACGCGGTCGGAAATGCGGTCCGGCAGCTCATCAGGCCACTGGCTGATGGCCGAAGGACTGATCCCGACAGCCTCAGCGGCTGAGGCGGCGCTCCCGCCCAGGAGTTCGATGGCTTTTGTCTTCAACACGCAATCAGTTTAGCACGCTAACCGAATCATGCAAGCCCGCTAATCGGTTTAGCTGACTTAATAGCCGCATGCCAACATTGCTTAAGCGATTGACGGAAATCATGACGGCCATGGGCTGGCAGCACGCCGACCTGGTGCGCATTTCCGGTGCCTCGCAGAGCGTTGTTTCTCAGTGGCTCGGGAAAGGGTCCAAGACGATCCACTCGATAGGGAACATGCAGGCTGCTGAGAACATCGAGCGCGCGTCCGGCTATGCGGCCCTTTGGATTGCCAAAGGTCTCGGACCGAAGCTGGTCTCGCAAAGTCAACCCCCCTCAGTCACAGCCCCCCAAACGGGTGCCCCCCGACATGATGTGGGGATGGCTCATGCACTGAGCCTGTCGCTCGCCTATGCTGGGACTCCAAAACCAGCCGGGAGGGTGCCTGTCATCGGCACAGTCAAGATGGGAGCAGGGGGGGATTTCAATGCCGCAGACATGGCAGAGCCAGCAGGGCACGCGATTACGCACAGCGAGGATTCATCGGCCTACGCAATAAAGGTATCCGGCGATGGCCTGTACCCTTACGCATCACACGGATCGTGCATCATCATCGAGCCAAGTGGCGCGTGCATTGACGGAGAAAATGTTCTCATTTCGATGCACGACGGGACGATGCGAGTGCGCGAGCTGTCGAGCCAACGGGCCGATAGCATCATCGCCTTGTGCATCATTGATGGAAAGAGGGAGACGATCGAGCGAGCCGAAATTAAGGCCATGCACCCGATCGGATCCGTGGTGTCAGCCTCCAAGTGGCGCCCGGCGCCTTGATAGGAAGGAAAATCATGGAAATCATCGTTGCATGGCTGCTGCTGGCTGTCGGCGTGGGGTTATTGGCTGACTCGCGTGGGCGGAATTTCTTCGGTTACTTTCTGCTGTCGGCGGTACTGTCTCCGCTGCTCGGTCTCATCGTGGTGCTGGTATCTGCCAATCTAAAAGAGCAAGAGGCAAGGGAACTGCAGCGCAAAGCCGAGCAGGAAGCCCAGGACATCCAGCGCAAGGCCGACCACGAGCGCGAGCTGGAGTCGATCCGCGCCATTGCATCAGCTAAAACATCGGCGGCGTCGATCACATCGGAGCCTCCGAAGTCGATCGCTGAGGAACTCATGAAGCTGGCGTCCCTACGCGATCAAGGGGTCCTCACCCCGGAGGAATTTAGTCATCAGAAGGCCCGGCTGCTTGCCAAAACATAAACTGGCTCACGTTTAAACAACCCGCTGCGGCGGGTATTTCTTCGCCCTCTGGTTTAGCGCGCTTGACAAGCACGGTTAGCGTGCTAAAGTCACTCCATCAACCCCGATGGAGAGCGCAGTGCACAACCACCCGATCGACATCGCCGCCGTCCTGGCCGGTGATGCTGCCCTCGTCGCCGCATGCGAGGCGCACCTTGAGGGCCGCGCCTTCACATGGCTGGAGCGCCAATCGTGAGCGCCGCCAGCATTGCCAGCATGGCTTCGGTGGCCCTGGTCCTCATCTGTTTGGCCGCCATCGCATCGCCGCTGCTTGGCGCGATGGCCAGTATCAACTCAGACGACCCGGCTGACCGCGGCATGACCGACCTGGGCCACCGCTGCGTGGTGTGGGTGTCGGTGGTGCTGCTGTTCGGCGTCGTGATGATGCTGGCGGCCGAGAGCGTGGCGCCGTGACCATCGCCACCATCACCCCCACACGCCGCCCGATCGTGCGCCGCATCGCCGACGCGCTGCGCGCCGCCTACCTGCGCCGCCTCATCGCCTGGGCCGACGCCGACGCGCAGATGCACGACTGGTACGCCACCACCGAGCCGCTGCTGGCCGAGATCGCGCGCCACCGCGCCGCCGAGCTGCGCGTGCAGCTTGCCCGCATTGCCTAACCCCACCGGAGCCACCCACATGCACACCATTCGCGGCCGCCTATCGCGCGCCGAGCACGTCCAGAAGGCCGGCATGGCCATGCTCAGCATCACCCTCGAGCAAGTCGGCGCCGGCGGCATCACCAGCCAGCCCATCGAGGCCCTGCGCTCCTACGGCAACAGCGAGGCCGGCCACGCCGCTGCGCACGCCACCTGCGCGAGCCTAGTGCTGGGCGGCCTGTACGCCGTGCGCGGAAAAGGCCTGTCGGCCACTGGCGGCCAGGTGTGGCTGCTGGGCGTGAGCCACTGGCACGTGATCGCGCCGGCCCGCACCGAGGACGAGGTGGCACCCATCCCGCGCACGTTCATCGTCGGCGGCGCTCGCGCCCGCCACTGCCTGCAGTCGCTGGCCGGGGCGATCGACGCATGAGCACCATCGTCACCGCCAGCGGCCGCGAGATCAACCTTGCGCGCACCACGCACAGCGACATCACGCTGTACGACATCAGCCACGCGCTGAGCCAGATCAACAGGTTCGCCGGCCACTGCCGCCGGCCGTACTCGGTGGCCGAGCACTCGCTCCTCGTCACCGACATCGCGCAGCGCCGCCACGGCCTGGACGTGGGCGGCCAGCTCGCCGCGCTGATGCACGACGGCCATGAGGCCTATGTCGGCGATGTCAGCAGCCCGGTCAAGCAGCTGCTCGACCACACCTGGCACCACCTGGAGGCCCGCGTCGAGCGATCGGTGCGCATCGCCTTCGCGCTGCTGGTGCCGTGCGACGTACACCGCGACATCATCAAGTCCTGCGACATCGTGGCCCTGGCCACTGAGCGCGCACAGCTCATGCCCAAGAGCGCCACGCCGTGGCCGATCCTTGACGGTGTGCAGCCGGCCGAGTGGGTCGACCTGATGGACAGCGGACGGCTGCGGATGACCTGGTACGACTGGTCATGCGCGTTCCGCGACAAGGCCGACGAGCTCGACTTCGCGCGCAACCAGGCCAACTTCGCTCGGGTGCCCGCATGAGCCGCCGCGCCCGCACCCGTAACTCACACCCACGACGCTGCGCGCTGAACAGTGTCCAGATCGCCATCAACGGCGCCCGCAAGCTGAGCGCCGAGGATGTGGACGGCCACCTCCTGCTGATCACCCGCGCCAAGGACGAGTTCTCGCGCGGCGTTGACTGCCAGCGCCACTGGCTCAGCCTGGCCGACACGGCCAACGTCGCGGAGACCTTTGCGTCGATGGGCCTGGGGCGCGGCGATGACGCCGACACGGTGATCCAGCGCGCACAGCAGGCGCTGCACGACGTGCACGAGCGCCACGCCACGCGCAACACCTGGACGCTGTACGCGGACGAGATTGACGCCCTGGCGTGGCTGGTGCAGCTCCATCGCGTCCAGCTCGCCGCCTGCAGCTATTCAGAGTTCGCCCATGCCCTCGATGTGACCGAGCAGCGCATGCGGCAGGCCCGGGCCGGAAACGCGCCGGCGGGCGCCATCGTCATCGTCGGGCAGATCGCCCAATAACCCAGCGCCACCGGCGCGCATTGACCACCACGAAGGAGCCACATGGCCACCAGACCCATCACCGACACCCTGAGGCTGCTGCAGGGCGGCATGCTGCTCGACAAAGCGAGCGACGAGCTGGCCGCGCTCGTCAAGGGCGTCGACGAAACCGGCAAGCCCGGCAAGCTCACGATCACCCTGGCACTGCGCAAGAGCGCTGGCGCGATCGAGATCGTCGCCGACGTCAAGGCCAAGACCCCGGAGGCCAAGCCCGACAGCGACCTGCTGTGGCCCACCGTCGAAGGCAACCTGTCCGTCGACAACCCCAACCAGCGCAAGTTGGACCTGCGCGTGTCCGAGACCAAGCGGGCCGAGGTCCGCACCGTCGACCAGGAGACCGGCGAGATCCGCCAGGCGTCCTGATCCCCACCACTCACCGAGTACCCCATGAACGAACTGAAATCGATCGAGACCCGCAACCTGGCCGAAACGCTGGCCGAGGTGCTGCCCAAGGCACAACTGGTGTCCACGATTGCCACCGAGGACCTGGCGCCCGGCCTGACCATTGGTCACTATGCCGTCCCTAAGGGCGCGGAGATCAAGGAGCTGAAGACCGACCTGGAGGCGTACCTGGCCAACCCGCGCCGCACCAAGGCCAACGCGGTCTTCGGCGATGCTACGAGCTTTCTGGACTACGTGAAACGCCACGCCGCCGACAACACCGTGGCCTGGTGCAAGTTCAACCCGCAAACCTTCGAACTTTCATTCCTGGCTGTGATCGATGAGCACGCCAAGGGCCTTGCCGGCTGGCGCTCGCACCGCGCGAGCTTCACGCCCGACATGAGCGCCGAGTGGAAGGCCTGGAAGGGCATGAACGCGAAGGCCATGCCACAGGTGACGTTCGCCGAATGGCTTGAGGAGCACGCCGACGACATCACGGCCAACGCAAAGATCGCCGAGGGCCTGCCGACCAGCCTGCAGATGCTCACCATGGCCACCAACTTCCAGGCCAACGAGGAGCGCGTCTTGAAGTCGGCCGTGCGCCTGAACTCAGGCGGCGTGCGCATGACCTACATCGCCGACCCCGACGCCGGCACCACAGCCGAGATGCAGATGTTCGAGCGGTTTGCGATCGGCATCCCGGTGTTCCACGGCGGTGAGCCGTTCGGCATCATCGCGCGCCTGAAGTACCGGCTGAACAGCGGCAAGGTGAGCTTCTTCTATGAGCTAACCCGACCCGACCGCTCGCACCAGGACGCAGCCATGGACCTGATCAAGTTCGTCCGAGAAGGCCTGGGCGGCGTGCCGCTGCTCATGGGCGGCATCGAGGGCTGAGCGATGAACTTCACAGACCTCCCCGCCATTGGCCAGCCGCTCGAAGCCGGCACCTTCGTCGGCCTCACCACCAAGCCCGACGGTACGCACCACGCGGTGGTGCTGCTGGCCGACAAGGCCGCGAAGCGCATGACCTGGAAAGCCTCGCTAGCCTGGGCCAAGAAGCTCAAGGCCGAGCTGCCGACCCGTCCGGTCGCTGCCCTGCTCTTCGCCAACGCCAAGAGCCAGTTCGAGCCCGAGTGGCACTGGACAAGCGAGGCATACGACAGCTCGTACGCCTGGCTTCAGTACTTCCTCAACGGCTACCAGCTCAGCAACTACGAGAGCTTCGAGGGCCGCGCCCGAGCCGTCCGCTTGATTCAACTCACCGCTTGATCCTTCAATTCTTCCAACCCATCCGAGAGGACACATGACCACACCCACCCTGCTCACCGTGCGCGAAGCACAGATCGAGCTGCAGCCTGGAGAACGCTACGCCGGCCTGGTGCTCGACGCCGAGGGCTACGCAAGCCACCACCTGGTGCTGCTGCCCAGCCAGGCCGAATCGGTCAACTGGACGGCCGCCAAGGACTGGGCCGCCAGCGCGGGCGGCGAGCTGCCCACGCGCCAGGAGCAGTCGCTGCTGTTCGCCAACCTCAAGAGCGAGTTCATGCCCCGCTGGTACTGGTCGGCCGAGGAGTATGAGGACGACAGCTCGTACGCCTGGGGTCAGGACTTCTACTACGGCGACCAGGGCGGCGTCAACAAGAGCTTCGAGGGCCACGCCCGAGCCGTCCGCTTGATTCAACTCACCGCTTGATCCTTCAATTCTTCCAACCCATCCGAGAGGACACATGACCACACCCACCCTGCTCACCGTGCGCGAAGCACAGATCGAGCTGCAGCCTGGAGAACGCTACGCCGGCCTGGTGCTCGACGCCGAGGGCTACGCAAGCCACCACCTGGTGCTGCTGCCCAGCCAGGCCGAATCGGTCAACTGGACGGCCGCCAAGGACTGGGCCGCCAGCGCGGGCGGCGAGCTGCCCACGCGCCAGGAGCAGTCGCTGCTGTTCGCCAACCTCAAGAGCGAGTTCATGCCCCGCTGGTACTGGTCGGCCGAGGAGTATGAGGACGACAGCTCGTACGCCTGGGATCAGAGCTTCCTCAGCGGCTACCAGGGCTACGGCGGCAAGAGCTTCGAGGGCCACGCCCGAGCCGTCCGCAGATTCACCGCTTGATCCTTTGATCCTTCCAACCAATTCGAGAGGACACATGACCACACCCACCCTGCTCACCGTGCGCGAAGCACAGATCGAGCTGCAGCCCGGCGAGCGCTATGCCGGCCTGGTCCTCGACGCGGAAGGCCACGCCAGCCATCACCTGGTGCTGCTGCCCGGCCAGGCCGAATCAGTCAGCTGGACGGCCGCCAAGGACTGGGCCGACAGCGCGGGCGGCGAGTTGCCCACGCGCCAGGAGCAGTCGCTGCTGTTCGCCAACCTCAAGAGCGAGTTCAAGCCCCGCTGGTACTGGTCGGCGGAGGAGTACGAAGACGACAGCTCGTACGCCTGGATTCAGGGCTTCGGCGGCGGCGGCCAGGTCAGCGGCATCAAGAGCTTCGAGGGCCACGCCCGAGCCGTCCGCAGATTCACCGCTTGATCCTTTGATCCTTCACTGAGCCATGCTCCACACCGACTTGCCGATATACCGCACAGGCGTGCAATTGCTCGCCCTGGCGGTGCGGGTCCAGCAGCAGATGCCGCGCGCCGTGAAGCGTTCGCTCGGCGACCGCATCAGCCAGTACTGCGTCGACATGCTGGACCTGATGGCCCTGGCAAACGCGACGCAGCGCGGAGAGCGTGCCGTGCACATCCGTGACCTGATGAAGTGCTTGCGCGCCGCCACCGTGCTGCTGCGTGTCAGCCACGACAGTCGCTACCTGTCGCATGGCTTGTGGGCCGAGTCGGTGAAGCTGCTCGACAGCATTGGGAAGCAAGGCGGTGGATGGCTCAAGTCCGCAGCAACGAACAGGGCGCCTGCAGCATGACAGTCAAGGCTCTCATGCCCGTGCGCAATTTGAATCTGGTCGCGCCGCTGGCCCACGAGGCCACCGCCATGCGCACCACGGAGACCGCTGCCCACGCGCAGGTCAGGTCCGGCGCAGTTTCCCCACTGATCGGCGCAAGCCTTCGGCCGGGTGACGCAGATAGCGCGACTGCAGCTCGTACGCCTGGAATCAGAACTTCAACAACGGCAACCAGAACAACAACAACAAGAGCTTCGAGGGCCACGCCCGAGCCGTCCGCAGATCCAGACCTGTTCGAGCAACTGGTGGTCGCCTACATCGACTGCCGCCGCAACAAGCGCACCAGCGCCAGTGCACTTGCGTTCGAGGACCATCTCGAGCGCCACCTGTGCGACCTCCACGACGAGCTGATCGCCGGCACTTACCAGCCCGGCCGGTCGATCTGCTTTGTCATCACCCACCCCAGACCGCGCGAGGTGTGGGCCGCAGAGTTTCGCGACCGTGTGGTGCACCACCTGCTGTACAACCGCATCGCGCCCCGGTTCTATGCCCGCTTCACTGCCGACAGTTGCGCCTGCATCCCGGGCCGCGGCACGCTGTACGCCGCTCGCCGACTGGAGCACCAGGTCCGCAGCATCACCCAGAACTGGTCGCGCCCGGCGCACTACCTGAAGTGCGACCTGGCGAACTTCTTCGTCTCGATCGACAAGCACGTCATTCGCGCCCAGCTCGCCGCCCAGGTGTCTGAGCCGTGGTGGATGCGCCTGGCCGAGACCGTACTGATGCACGACCCGCGTGTCGACTTCGAGCTGCGCGGCCGGCCCGAGCTGCTGGCCCGCGTGCCGCCGCACAAGCGCCTGACGAATGCGCCGGGCGACCACGGCTTGCCGATCGGCAACCTGTCATCGCAGTTCTTCGCCAACGTGCTGTTGAACGATCTGGACCAACACATCAAGCACCGCCTGCGCGCGCCTCACTACGTGCGCTACGTTGACGACTTCATCCTGCTGAGCCAGAGCACCGCTTGGCTGAATGCTGCGCTGGCCGACATCACCACCTGGTTGCCGCAGCGACTGCATGTGGCACTGAACCCGTCCAAGACGATCCTGCAGCCCGTCGATCGCGGCGTTGACTTCGTTGGGCACGTCATCAAGCCCTGGCGCCGTACCACCAGGCCGGGCACCGTTGAGCGATCGATCCAGCGCACGCTGCAGCAGCCCGAGGCCGAGGTGTTCGCCTCGGTCAACTCCACCTTCGGCCTGTTTCGGCAGGCCAGCCACAGCCACGCCGATCGCGCCAGGCTTGCCAACGCCGCCAAGCCCTACATCGTGCGGATCGGCCAGACCGGCCACAGCGATGGCGGCAAGGTGCGCAGCACTGAGGCACCGCTGTCGACGATCACCACCAAGGCCGAGCACCTGCTGTGCACGCCGACGCTGGTGGTCAACACCACGGGCCACCCTGGCGCCCCTGTCTCGGAGCCGCTGCGCACCGTAACGACTGGTGGGCATCACGCGCTCGTGGCCGCCTTTCTCGCAAAACACTACACAGGCGTGATCGGCTCCGACCTCGAGGACCCGATAGGCACCGTCACCGCGACGGACCACCACAGCCTGGTAGCGTCCAACCTGGTCAAGCTGCGCGGCACCAGCAACAGCGCGGCGACCGACGAGCCCCTGCACACGATCAGCGCCGGCGGCCAGCACCACGCCGAGGTTCGCGCGTTCCTCACAGCCTATTACGGCAGCGATCAGGACACGCCGCTCGACGACCCGATGCACACGGTCACCACCAAGCCGCGCTTCGGCCTGGTGAGCGTCTCGGGCCAGCAGTACGCCATCGCCGACATTGGCATGAGGATGTTGCAACCGCGCGAGCTGTACAACGCCCAGGGCTTTCCGGCCAGCTACATCATCGACCGCGGAGCCGATGGCCGGGTGCTGCCGAAGGACGCGCAGGTGCGCATGTGCGGCAATTCGGTCTGCCCGCCGCTGTCCCGCGCGCTGGTGGCGTCGAACTACTCCGAGCGCCAGGCGCTGAGGGCCGCAGCATGACCCCCTGCTTTGGCATCGACTACGGCTACGTGTGCCACCTGGGCACGCACTGCGCCCGCGTGACCCCTGAGGCCACCGTCGAGCACCGCATGCTGTGCGAGCACCTGGAGTTTCCGCACTTCCAGTCGCACCCGGGCACCACGCTGCAGACGCTGGGCCGGCTGCGCGTAGCTTTGCAGAAGCGCGGCATCACCACAGCCGCCGAGGCGCTGCAGCTCGAGTACACGCGCGTGGCTGCACCGCCCGCACCAACACCCACACCAGGCGCTGCGCTGGCCGCCGCCTGGGCTTCACAGCCACAACAGGACCTCTTCGCATGAGCTTCCACGTCCCCAACCAGTTCCGCATCCGCAAGGGCTTCATGGCCAGCACCGAGGCCAATGGCAACAACGGCGCGTTCTTCGTCCCCAGCTACCCAGGCAAGGCGCCGTTCAAGGTCGTCGCATCCGATGGCGGCATCGAGGACGGCCAGACAGCCTGGGAGCACGTCAGCGTCAGCCTGCCCGACCGAACGCCCACCTGGGCCGAGATGTGCGGCCTGAAGTCGCTTTTCTGGGACGACGAGGACACGGTGGTGCAGTTCCACCCTCCGAAGTCCGAGTGGGTGAACAACCACCAGCACTGCCTGCACATGTGGCGGCCGGTCGGCCTGGTGGTCCCGCGCCCGCCGGCGCTGATGGTGGGCATCGCATCGCTGGGGACGCTGGCATGACCGACCACGACATCAACCCCGACGACCCGGATGGCAAGCTGGCGGCCACGCCCAGGAAACTCAGGCCCGAGGTGCGCGCTGCGCTGCTGTTTGCACTGTGGCACCACCAAGGCGGCTCATCGCCTGTCGGCCAGCCGATCCGCGCCATCCTTGGTATCGGCCAGCACGACAGCCTGGTTGGCGCTGACCTCGTGAATGCACAGCGGGTCCACGGCCTACTGTCTGCGCCGCCCAATCCGGTGGCAAAGGTGTGCCCGCTCCCGTTCGGTGCCGGCGCATCTACCTCATGGGCCATCGACCATCCGGGGCTGCCGATTGGCACGCGGCTGTTTCTTGGACCTCAGGGACCTGATCCCGAGCCCGAGCTGCAGCGCCTACGCGGCGAGTCCGGCGTGCTGCGCCAGCTGCTGCGCGAGTCGCTGGACGTGCTGGACACGCTGGAGCCCGAGGACGACACCGAGAACGACGAGCTGCACAAGCTGCGCGGGCAGATCACTGCGGCGCTGGATTTGGCTCCGCCTGATGGCATCGAGCACGGGGGAATGACATGCCCATGACTGTTGCAGCACTGCACAAGAAGCTCGGAGAGCTGATCGATGCCGGCCACGGGCGAAAGCCGGTCTGCGTCAACAAGCCGACGTTCTACGACCGTTGCGAGCAGGACGGCGCCAACATCCTCGCGGTGCATGGAGTCGACGGGCCGCGCTGGATATACACCGCCGACGACGATGGCGGCACGAAGATCAACAAGGATGGCACCGAGGCCGGCAAGCGACTGGTGATCCTGTTCGGCTGCGCAAAGGATTGCGACTGACATGACCACCCTCACCCCCTTCCTCAGCGACGCCGAAATCTCCGACGTCTGCGCCCCGCTGTCGATGCCCAGCGCGCAGTGCCGCTACCTCGAAGGCCTGGGCCTGTTGGTCAAGCGCAAGCCCAACGGCAAGCCCCTGCTGGCCCGCAGCGAGATCGAGCGCGTGCTCGGTGCCGACCGCTTCGGCCGGGCCGCGCAGAATGACCCGAGCACCGGGCCGAACGTCGTCGGCCTGCAGCAATGGTCGCGCGGGAGAAAGAGCCATGGGCCGCAAACGCAAGGGTGATGACCCGCTCGGCCTGGCCGGCACGCGCCTCGCGTATCGGCACGGCTCGTTCTACTACCGGCACCGCGACGGGCGGTGGGAGAAGGTCGGCACCGACATCAAGGCCGCCAAGGAACGCTCGGCTCTGTACCAGGACCCGCAGGGCATCTATGGGACCGTGGCCTACTGGCTGGACATGTTCATCGTCGACTGCGAGGCCCGCGTCAAGGCGAAGGACATGAGCCAGCGCACGGTCGACGACTACCGCGAGAACATCGAGCCGCTGAAGGTGTTCTTCGGCAGGATGCTCCCCGAGCACATCAAGCCGTCGGACGTGCAGACCTACCTCGAGGTGGGCAAGCGCCAGGGCCGCGGCGTGCGGGCCAATCGCGAGCGCGCCTGCCTGT